TTAGAGGAGATTGCAAAAGATGATGCAGTTATAAAAAACAAGCTGGCTGAAATAGACCAGCTTAAAAGTCTTGCAACAAGCATAAGTGCGGCAACTTCTGATACTCCTGTTCAGTCTTCTGGAAGTAATGACAGAATCGGCAAAATAGTTTCTGATATAGTTGATAAAGAAAACGAATTAAAAAAGCTTGTTGATACACTTGTGGATAAAAGGAACGCAAGAATTAAAATTATTGAGCAGTTAGAGGATAAATTGGAATATCAAGTGTTACATAAATTCTACATTCAAAATAAGTCTATTGCTAATATTGCACTGGAAGAACATTATTCATATCAATGGATTAAGCAAATCAAGAAAAGAGCTTTGAAAAATTTTAGTGCCATTTTAAATAACATACCAAAAAATACTGAAGTTTAAAAAATATTTTGCTATAGTATATACTGAAAGAAATTGAAACACAGCAGCAGGCAGAAACGCTTGCTGCTCTTATATGATAAAAAGGAGTAATTGCAGCAGGTGGTTACTCTTTCTTTTTGCAAAAAGCCAAGAAAGCAAAGTGTGTCGTGTGCGCACGCAAAGAATTAAATTCTGTAAATTTATATTTTTAAAATATGAGGGGGTGCGGATAGCGTTGGCTTTGAAGAAAAAACAGATAAGATTTTGCGAAGAATATGTTAAAGATTATAACGGAACGCAGGCTGCTATTCGTGCTGGATATAAAGAAAGCAATGCCGCATCACAAGCGTGCCGTTTATTAAAGAATGATGAAGTATTGGCATTTGTCAAAGAAAATCAAAAAGAAATACAGAAATCGTCTTGCTTGACTGAGGAAAAAGTCATTAGTCAGCTTGAAGAGGTAGTTGATCGTTGCCTTTCAAAAAATCCTGTAACAGAATGGGACTATGAAGAGCATTGCATGGTAGAAACAGGGCAATGGACCTTTGACAGCAAGGGAGCATTAAAGGCAATTGAGCTTCTCGGAAAGCATCTTGGAATGTTCGGAAAATCGGATAATAATATAAATTTGACAGTTAACAGCGAAGATTTTGTGAATGCTCTTGACGGTAAGGCTGCAGAGGTATGGGTTGATGAAGAGTAAGAGCAAAGCATTTGAGTGGAAGCCATTTTCGGATAAGCAGTTAAAGATTATGACTTGGTGGTGTAAAAACTCTCTTGTTAAGGATAAAGATGGAATCATAGCAGACGGAGCAGTCCGAAGCGGTAAAACCGTTTCAATGGCTGCTTCTTTTATGTTGTGGGCTATGAACAATTTCAACGAGTGTGATTTTGCAATATGCGGAAAAACAGTGGGCTCTTTAAGGAGAAATGTACTGGGAACTCTTAGGCAGCAGGCCATAAGCCTTGGATATGGCTTTGAGGAAAGACGAACAGATAACCTTATTGTTATATCAAGCAGCGAAAGAACAAATTATTTCTATACCTTTGGCGGTAAGGATGAAAGCTCACAGGATTTAATACAAGGTATGACCGCAGCAGGTGTGCTTTTTGATGAGGTTGCCTTGATGCCTCGTTCCTTTGTTGAGCAGGCGATTGCAAGATGTTCTGTTGAAGGCTCTAAGTTTTGGTTTAACTGCAATCCAGGTGCTCCGCTTCACTGGTTTAATGTAGAATGGATAAAGCAGGCAGATAAGCACAATGTTCTTTATCTTCATTTTACAATGGAAGATAATTTAACACTGTCTGAAAAGATGAAAGAAAGATACAGAAGCCTTTATTCCGGTGTGTTCTTTGAACGGTATATTCTTGGATTGTGGAAATCGGCAGAAGGGCTTGTTTATGATATGTTTGATGTTAAAAAGCATGTTATTGACAAGCCTGATGAAATAGAGCTTATGGGCAATGCGTATATTTCGTGTGACTACGGAACGCAAAACCCTGCTTGCTTTCTTATGTGGCGAAAATACCATAACAAATGGCTTTGTATTAAGGAATATTACTATGACGGCCGAGAAAAGCAGAAACAGAAAACAGACAGCGAATACGCAGACGATATGATTGAATTTATCGGAGATACACCATATACAATGGTAGTTGTTGACCCGTCTGCTGCTTCCTTTATAGCGGAACTACGCAGAAGGGGCATCAAAGTACAACAAGCTGATAACGATGTTTTAGATGGAATAAGAGAAGTTGGAAGGTTGCTTAATTTAGGCAACTTGCTTTTTACTAAGAATTGTGAAAACACAATCAAAGAATTCGGCGTATACCATTGGGATGAAAAGGCGGTAGAGCGAGGAGAAGATAAGCCTGTTAAGGTTACAGACCACGCAATGGATGCCGTAAGATATTTTGTTTATACAATTCTTAATCGAATTGTAAGTGCTCATAAATAACGGGAGGATAAAGATTTGAAAATTTATATAAGCGCTAAGGATGTGCCTGAATATAAAAAGGGAAACATCCCGTCTGCTGTTATAGATTACATCGTTAAAAAGCAGCAGGCATATGAAACAAGATGCAAAGATTTATATGATAGATATAAATGCGCTGATGTGCCAAAAGCAGAAGACGGAAAGGTTAAGGTAACAGCAAACTACTGCAAATATATTGTTGATATCATCAAAGGCTATTACCTTTCTGAGCCTGTTAAGTATGATAACAATGATAAAAAGGATAGTGATGTGGGCTCTAAGCTTTCGGTTGTTACAACAGTAGAAGCAAAGCTTGATAAAAAGAGCGGAAACCTTGTAAGACATAATCCAAGCGAAGCACTAAAAAAGGATATTGATATTTCAAAGATTATAGATGCTTACCATAGTCAGAATATCAGTGATATTGATGATAAGAACGGCAAAAATATGGGCATATTCGGCGAAGCCTGCGAGCTGATTTATGCAAGCACAGATGAACACCCGATTCCGAAAAGTGCGGCATATAAGCCGCATTCGGTTGTGCTTGTTCAGGATAATACGGTTGAGCATCGAGATTTGTTTGCAATGCTGATTGATAAAAGGGAACGCATTAACCAAGAAAAATATTATGCAGTAACCATTTACACAGATACCTTGCAGCAGGACTATGAAAGCAACAATCTTGATAATTCAGATATACAGTACAATAAAGTTGGCAAGCCTGTTACGCATTATTTTGGCGCAGTGCCTGTTATATCCTACGAAAACAACGAAGAATTGCAAGGCGATTTTGAGCAGGTTATTTCTCTTATAGATGCAAGAAATGATTTGATTTCGGATAGATTAACAGATAAAAAGGCTTTTGTTGATGCCGTTCTTGCTGTTTATGGCGCAGTGCTTGATACAAGTGCAAAAGAAGTAATGAAGGAAGAAAAAATCATTGACGGATTGCCTAAAGATTCAAAGCTTGAATACTTACAGAAAACCTTTGATGAAGCAAGCTTAAAGGTGCTTGATGATACACTTGTTACGGAAATTCATAAGCAGACCTTAACACCGGATATGACAGACGAGAATTTCAGCGGTAATGCTTCGGGTGTTGCCTTAAGGCTTAAACTGCTTGCACTGAATATACTTGTTAAAAGCAAAATGAGAGCGGTAGAAACAGGCTTAAAAAAGCGCTGGCAGTTATACAATAATTATCTTTCGCAGAAAGACGGCTTTGCACCTGTCAGTATTGATGATGTTGATATCGTATTTACTATTTCAATGCCGATAGATGAACAGCAGACGGTTGATATGGTTGTTAAGCTTAAGGATTCCGATTTGGTAGACGATCAGACCTTACTTTCACTGTTATGGTTTGTTAATGACCCTGCCGAAGCACTTGAAAATATTAAAAAGCAGAGAGAAGAAAATCAGAAAAGCTATCTTGATTCATTCGGCAGACAAGGTTTGAGCAATGAGGATGAAGAGGATGCAGAAGAAACAGACGAATAATGAAAAATAAGGATTATTGGAAGCAAAGAAGCATTAATCTTGAAAATCTGATGCAGAGAAATACAAATCAGACGATGATTGCGATAAACAAAATTTATCAGAAAGCATCAGATAGTTTAACCCGAAAAGTAAACAGGATTTTTACCCGTTATGTAACAGGCGGAAAAATAAACCCCGAATATGCAAAACAGTTGCTTAACGAAAAGCAGACGAGGGAGTACAGAAACGAACTCGAAAAGCTGCTTGCGGAAACTAAGGATGAAAAGCTCCGCCGTGAAATTATAAATACCCTTGATGCTCCTGCCTATGGTGCAAGAATCAGCAGGCTGGAAGCATTAAGGGATAATCTATATTATGAAGCACGGGCAATCGGCGCAAAAGAGGTTGAGCTTGCCGAAAGCAGACTTGTAAATGTTTATGAGCAAAGCTACTATCGGACGATATATGCAGATCAGAAAAACAGCGGTTTGTATGATTTTGATATATTAACCGATAGACGAATACAAGCTATGCTTTCCCATGAATGGAATGGCGGAAATTATTCATCAAGGCTTTGGAAGAATAATGAGGATTTCGCTGAACGAGTTGCAGAAACGATTGAAACAGGCTGCCTTGCCGGGTGGACTTTGGACGAAATGTGCAACGAGCTGAAAGGCAGAGTAATCGGCGATAGTCCTGATAAAGCACAGCGTTTTATAACAAGCAGATTAGTAAGAACAGAGGTAAATTATTTCAGCAATCAGGGTACATTAGAGGGCTTAAAAGCGGCAGGCTTTACCAAGTACCGTTTTATAGCAACACTGGATTTGCGAACATCTGAAATGTGCCGAAAGCTTGATTTAAAGGTGTTCAATATAGATGATGCCGAAATCGGTGTTAATCTTCCGCCGCTTCATCCGTTCTGCCGTTCGGTTATTGTTCCTGCATATGAAAATGAGAACAGGGCAGGCCGAACACGCTGGGCAAGAAATCCGATAACAGGCAAGGGCATGAAAGTCCCTGCTGATATGTCTTATGATGAATGGTATAAGAAATATGTTTTATCTGATGATGAAAAATATGCGTTAAATCAATACATAAGCAGTAAATCATATATACTCAATGAAAAATTAAGACAGGGATTGCCGTTGACAGATGAAGAAAACAATCTTATAATGAACTTGGATAGTGCGTTGGATAAAATGCCTAAATATCAAGGCAATCTGAATAGATCACTTTTCTTCAATAATGAAGATGATTTAAACAAATTTCTTAAGAAACACCAGGTTGGTAATACGGTTGAATATGATGAGTATATATCAACTACATTTGGAAATGTTTACAATCCTGATGGACAGATACAAATATATATTGCGAACAGTAAAAATGGTTATGACATTTCTTCATTTAATAAGGGTGAAAAAGAGGTTTTTTACAAACATAATAATAGATTTACTGTAGATAATATAATTGCAAAAGATGGAATAATAAATGTTTTGCTAAAAGAGGTATAGATATGAGTGGTAAAAAACCATATAGCGACAAGAGGTGGACACAACCATTAGGTGGCAGAGTTATTAGTCATATTGAAAGTACACCTGAAGAAAGAGAAGAATCAAGATTAAAATTAGAAAAAATAATGAAAGAAATGTCAGAAGATAGAGATTAAGCACTTTGCAGTCGATTGCAAGGTGCTTTCATTATGCTTATTTTCGGGTAAGGTTAAAGCCTTGCCCTATTTTTATGCTTATTTCGGTTAGAAGCCGATTAAGAAATATAACAATTGAACTTTAAGGGCTTTTGCAATAGAGAACTTAAAGGGCAATAAAAACAGGAGGGATTTCTATGGAAAGAAATCAAAATTCAAAGGCGGTAAGATTACCGCTTAATCTTCAGCTTTTTGCTGAGGAGGGAACAGAGCAGGAGTATGCCGATGCAGAAACAATGGCTGGAAATACAGAATCTTAA